AAAGATATTGCGAATGCTAGAGCCCAACTCAGCAAAAAACCTGGTCCTCCTCCCGGCGCGTCAAAAAATAAGAAAAATAAAAATAAAAAAAATAGCGCCAAAAAATAAGAAAAAGAAAAAAAATAATACAACGAGGACCAACTTGTGATAAAGTTGTGTCATAGTGGATCCATTCTGTATTTCATCTTCGATTCTTGGTTCTGAGAAGCACATGCTCGTCACCTCTGACGGCTTCACGACATTAGTAAAAGCTCCCGCTGCCGCATGGTTTCTCAATGGTGTTATGGATCCAACGAAACCGCTGTGTCTCGATTCATTGCTAAAATTAAAAGGTATCACGCCTTTGACCTCACCACCTGAAAAGTGGACGCGATCCATGTCGCTATTGGCCTCAGGTTCCCTTGTGCCGTGGTCGCAAGTTCTGCCCTCAACAGCTTACAAATCCTTCGTAAAAAATTTGATTAAATCGATTGTTGAAACCATCGACGACCTTCCAAAAGATTATTATAAGACAGCCTGGTGTCCTGGCGGACAACTTCTGCATGGCCTTAAAGCTGCCAAGGTGGATCCGAAGCTGTATAAAGAAATGGCTGCCGAAGTGGAACACGACTCGGGTGCATTTGAAACTTTTCGTCCTGGCCCTGGTGGGTTTCTTCAACCTGTCGTCTATGATCGATTCGCGACGCGTACGGGGCGACTCGTCGTCGCAGAAGGTCCAAACATCCTGACCCTAAAGAAGAAGTACCGTAGGGTCCTTAAGTCCACATTCCCTGACGGCGTCGTCTGTGCCCTGGACTTCGGCGCCCTGGAAGCTCGAATCATCCTCGCTGAAGCCGGTAAGGTCTCGTCGGTCCTCGACCTGTACGGCGATCTTGCTGAGAAGTTGTTTGCAGGCCATGTCGACAGAAATGCAGTGAAGACAGCCGTAATCAGCGAGCTGTATGGTGCCTCAAAGGCTTCGCTTGGTCTTCGTCTTGGAATTGGTGGCCCAAAGTTGAAAGAGTTCATCAGCGTCATTCAAGGATACTTCGACACTGCGTCGTTGCGTCGACGATTAAAGCTAGAGTATGAATCCGCTGGCAGGCTTCGAAACAAATATGGTCGAACTCTTGAGCTGTCAGATCCTCAGGATCATCTACTGATCAATACGTATGCGCAGAGCACAGGTGTGGATGTTTCGCTGCTGGGTTTCAAATCAGTCATTGATCGTTTGGGATCAGATGGCATCCGTCCTTTGTTTGTCCTTCACGATGCGTTGATCCTCGACGTAAGAAGCGATAGGTTGCATGATGTGGAAAGCATTATTTCAGTTGCTGTTCATGGATATGAATCTGCGTTTCCACTGAAGTTTGAAAGACTACAATGAAAATTGGCGACATGATTACATTATCTAACCCTCACATGTCCGTGAATCTAATCAACTACGGTCACAATCCACCTGTAGGCGGAATTATAAATTTAAAAGAACTCTGCATTATACTTGAAGTCGCTCCACCTACTACATCAGTTTGGGGCAAGGTAAAATTATTAGGTCAGCGAGGCAGCATCGGCTGGACTGACGATGGCTTGTTCTATGTCGTTGCAGAATTTATTTGATTTTCTCGCTATACTAACGCGTTTATTCAGTCATCCAGAGGTTAACATGAAACTTACAGCAAATCAACTAAAACAAATTATCAAAGAAGAGTACAATTGAATCAACGAGGCGTTCGACTTCGGCGCTGTGCCGGGCTACGCCGCAGAATTGTTTGAAAAATGGATTGAATCGATTAGAGAAGCTAACAAAAAAGTTACAAAAGAAGAATACAAAAAAGAGTAGAAAAGGGTTGGGAAACGCGTAGGAAAAATCTTTTGAACAAATTAAAAGATTCTGATGATAATCAAGAAAATGAAACAGAGACAACTAACTCCTGAAGAAATTGCTACGAATTTTGATAAATTTAGATCATTATGTGAGAAGCTTGGTGATCGATCACAAGCAGCATTAAATCTTGTGGATTCTTTGGGAGAACGTCTTGCAATTTGTCCCGCATCGTCCAGGCTAGACTTTCATAATTGTATGGTTGGTGGACTAGTCGACCATTCTCTGCGCGTCCTCTACAACGCAATGAAGCTGTGCAAGACTTTTGGCTGGGAAGTTTCAAAGGATTCGCTGATCATCGGGTGCCTCTTCCACGATATCGGTAAAGCAGGCAACCACGAACAGGACTACTATTTGCCACAGGATTCTGACTGGCATCGCGAAAAGCTTGGTGAGATGTACAAGTACAATCGTGACATGCAGTATATGACTGTCCCAGATCGCGGCGTCTGGCTATGCCAACACTTCGGCTTGAAGTTGTCGCAGGACGAATGGTTGGCGATCAAGCTCAACGACGGGCAATACGCCGACGAAAATGCTCCTTATAAGATGAAGGAGCCAAAGTTGGTCGACATCGTCCACACGGCCGACCTCATTTCTACGAAACAAGAAAAGGAATGACGCCATACTTAATCCTATGAGCATTTTGCTGCGTAGGTACATCAGGCAGATTTTATTGGAAGCCGACGGCAATCCGGCTGTCGCCAATCAATTGCCTGGTACACCAAAGCCTGGCGAAAAAGAAAAAGACAAAGAGGATAAGGATGAGGTCGAGGAATTGGAAGAGTTCAGCGGCGCCGGCGCCATCGCAGGCTTTGCAGCTCCACTCGGTTACACGGGTATGGATGCCGAAGGTCCTGGTACAAAGGGTGAACGTCGTAAGCGTAAGAAACCAAATTGGTTTTGAAAACGCGCCTTGAACAGTAAAAAGAGTTTGTGGTAGGGTAGAAATACCTGCACGGTGCAGGGTGATATTCCTGCCACAGGTTAGGAATAGGAAACGGAAAAGGATAAGGAAAATATTATGGCAATTGATCTAGAAGCAATTAAGCGTCGTGTTGCAGAGCTTTCGGGTGTGAAGAAGACGTCGTCTGTTCAGTTGTGGAAGCCGAGTCTTGGCGAACACAAGATTCGATGTCTACCATGGAAGAACGCGCCAGATGGGCAACCCTTTATGGAGAGATGGTTCTATTACATCGGTGAGAATGCAGGTATTCTTGCACCGAATCAGTTTGGTAAGCCTGATCCAATCAATGAGTTGATTCGTAAGCTATATAGCAGTGGTAAGCCTGACGATAGGGTTTTAGCCAAGAAGTTACAACCAAAGATGCGATGTTACGCCCCCGTTATTGTCCGTGGAGAAGAGGAAAAGGGCGTTCAAATTTGGAGTTTTGGTAAGTTGGTTTATCAGCGCATGCTTGGATTCTTCCTCGATGAGGAGGTCGGTGATATTCTCTCACCAACGGAAGGCTTCGATCTAAAGGTGTCAATTACGAAGCAACCAGGCAAGCAGTTTAACGATACGACGGTCGATCCAGCTCGTCGTCCAACGAAGCTACACGAGGATTCGAAGGTCGTCGAACAATGGCTTAATTCGATTCCAAATCTCGACGACATGTATCGACTCAAGTCGACGCAAGAGATCGAGACTGTTCTCAATAATTGGTTGAGTGGTGGCACTGCCGAAGAGGTTTCAACTGATCCGACGACACGAGGCTCTGCTCCAACAGATGCCCTTGATGATCTTGTCGCTGAGGTAAAAGCGGCCGCACCTGAAAAGAAGAAGGCAAAGAAATCTGAGGAGGATGCTCCTATTAAGAAGCAATCTCTTGATGATGCGTTTGCTGATCTGATGAACGACGAGTAATTTAAGTACACATTGCTAAAGCGCCAAAGAATTTTTCTTTGGCGCTTTTTATTGGCGTTGCATACACAGTGGTATGATTATTTCTCAGTTAATTAAAACAAACGGCATGTCACTTTATAGAATAACAGATGAGGAAATTAAAAAATGGCTAAAGGCGAACGAAATTCAGAAGCAAATCCTTTACAGGCTAAATCAAAAAAAATAGAGGTTGATTTTGCTGCCGAGCTGATCAGGGATATCAACAAAGAATTTGGTTCTCGTATCGCATACAACCTCGCAGAAATGGATGCACCAACTATTGTTAAGCGATGGATTGACACTGGATCTATTCAATTAAATTACGCGATTAAAAACGCATTTGGTGGAGGATATCCTGAAGGCAGAATCATTGAAATTTCTGGTTTGCCATCATCAGGTAAGTCTCACCTTGCATATCACGCTGCTTCGATCGTTCAGAAACAAGGTGGATTAGTTGTATACATTGACACCGAGAATTCAGTACCCGTACAGAAGCTCGCCGACATGGGCATCGATGTTCGTAAGCGATTTGTTTACTGCGATTCTCACTGCACGGAAGAGGTTTTTGCCATTATCGAATCTACTATTCTAAAGGCGAAGCAGATCATCGAGAAGAACGTTCCCATTTTAGTCATTTGGGATTCGGTCGCAGCAACCTCACCAAAGGCCGAGCTCGATGGTGAATATGAACAAAACTCTATTGGTCTTCAGGCACGAGCCATCTCTAAGGGCATGCGTAAGATCACTGGTGTCATTGGTCAGAATAATGTAACGCTGTTGTGCCTTAATCAGATTAGAGATAACATCGGTTGTGTCTCTCCTGAGACTAAGCTAACTGTGAGAAAAAGGCAGTAATACTCAAACTTGGTTGATGGAGTTGTGCGACTTCAAAAGTTGAATTTGAAGTGCTTTCTTGGATAAAAGAAGAAAA